GGTAATACTCGTACCTCATATGCTGGAGGTTATTCCACAGGACCAACTTATGCTGATAAACATAATAATAATCCATTTAAAATAGATACCCCACATAACGAACAAGAAGACATTTCTTGGCTAATAAGATAAAATATGGCAGATACAAGCTTATTTACACGATTAAAAAGATTATTTTCAACAGATGTTATTATCCGAAATGAAGGAGATAACCAATTAAAAGTATTCGATGTAAACAAAATTCAAATCTCAGGTGAATATGAAACAAATGCACTTGTAGATAGATTTAATCGTATCTACACAAATGCTAATACCTCAATTTATGGTTACCAAAGTAGTTTCAACTATCAAACTTTACGCCCTACATTATATTCAGAATATGATTCAATGGATACAGATGCTATTATAGCATCAGCATTAGATATTATAGCTGATGAAAGTACATTACGTAATGACATGGGAGAAGTACTTCAAATCCGTAGTTCAGATGAAGATGTACAAAAAATTCTATATAATTTATTTTATGATGTATTAAATGTAGAATTTAATTTATGGCCTTGGATTCGTAATATGTTGAAATATGGTGATTTCTTTTTAAAATTAGAAATTGCTGAAAAATTTGGTGTATATAATGTAATTCCATATAATGCATTCCATATCGAGAGACAAGATGGATATGATAAAGATCATCCAAGTTCAATCCGTTTTAGATTTGATCCTGAAGGAATTTCATCCCCTTCAGATTATGGATATTACAATGTACCTAATTCAGGTAATCAAGCAGGCTCTATATTTTTTGATAATTACGAAATGGCTCATTTTCGTTTATTAACAGATACTAACTTTTTACCTTATGGTAGATCGTATTTAGAACCGGCTCGTAAGTTGTTTAAACAATACACAATGATGGAAGACGCAATGTTGATCCATCGTATTGTTCGTGCACCTGAAAAACGCATATTCTATATCAATGTTGGTAACATTGCTCCTGCTGAAGTAGAAAACTTCATGCAGAAGACAATTTCCAAAATGAAACGTACTCCATATATTGATCAAAACACAGGCGATTATAATTTAAAATATAATATGCAAAACCTGCTTGAAGATTTTTATATCCCTATTAGAGGTAATGATCAAGCAACTAAAATTGATAATTTAGCAGGTTTACAATGGCAAGGTATTGAAGACGTTACTTATTTAAGAGATAAATTATTCGCAGCTCTTAAAGTTCCAAAAGCCTTTATGGGTTATGAAAAAGATTTAACAGGTAAAGCAACATTAGCTGCTGAAGATATTCGATTTGCTCGTACAATTGAACGTATACAACGTATTATAGTATCTGAGTTAACTAAAATAGCATTAGTTCATTTATACGCTCAAGGATACCGTGACGAGAGTATGACAAATTTTGAATTATCATTAACTACACCTTCAATTATATATGATCAAGAAAGAGTAGCATTAATGAAAGAAAAAGTTGATTTAGCTGCTCAAATGATGGAAAATAAGTTATTACCAACTGATTACATCTATGAAAATATATTCCATTTAAGTGAAGATCAATATGAAGAATATAGAGATTTAATTGTTGAAGATGCTAAACGTAGATTTAGATTAGCTCAAATTGAAAACGAAGGTAATGATCCTCTTGAAACTGGTCAATCTTATGGTACTCCACATGATTTAGCTTCTTTATATGGTAAAGGTAGATATGAATCAACTAACATACCTGTAGGGTATGATGAGAAGAAAGATTATGGTCGTCCATCTGAAAAAGTAAGTAATAGAAATACTCAAGATAATGCTTTTGGAAAAGACAGAATCGGAGCTGATGGATATAAAAATGATGGAGATGAATCAGATTCAACAAAACCTAAATATCAAGGTGGTTCACCTTTAGCATTAGAAACTAAAGGAAAAAGAAATCGCAATACTAAGATGTTTAATGATATAAAAAATCAAAATAAACAGATTATTTTTGAAGCCGATATTAAAGGAAATTCATTGTTAGATGAGTCACAAATACGAGAGTAAAAAATCTTCATATATTTATAAATAAACAAACATTACAAGAATGCAAATTAAACATTCAAAGTATAAAAATACAGGCATCCTGTTCGAATTATTAGTTCGACAAATCACTACTGATACTTTAGATGATAAGGATTCACCTGCTAAAGATATACTTAAAAAATATTTTGTTAAATCGGAATTAGGTCGTGAGTATAAGTTATATGAAACCTTATTAAAAAAAACATCATTAACAGAAAGTAAAGCAAATGTTGTAGTTGATACGTTGATTGAATCTTCTAAAATTTTAAATAGAGGAATAATTAAACGCCAAAAATATAAATTAATTAGTGAGATACAACATCATTATGATTTAAATGAATTTTTTAATCATAAATTACCTAATTATAAAATATTTGCTGCGTTTTATACTTTATTAGAAACTACTCATTCACAACAAATAACAGATCCCGAACAGATTATTAATAACAAAGTAACAATTTTAGAACATTTAGCAGCTGCTAAAATTACTGAAAATAAAGTTCGTGATGAAGTAATGGATGAATTTGAAAAAGCTGATAAAGATGTACGTTTATTAGCTTATAGAATGGTATTAGAAAATTTTAATACTAAATATGATGATCTTCACCCAAAACAAAAAATTATATTAAAAGAATATATTACTTCAATAGATAATACTCCTCGTTTAAAAGAATTTTATATAAATAAAATAAATGAACTTAAAGAAGAATTAACTATCTTAAATAAAAAAACCAAAAACCAAATAACCAAAATTAAAATCAACGAAATTACTAACCTTATCACTCTCCCAGCTAAAAATGCTAAAATAAATGATAATGATTTAGTTGATTTGTTACAGTATTATGATTTACTTAATGAATTAGAAACTGTAAATGGATAAGTTAAGAGAAATAATAAAACAAAAACTTAAAGAAATTAGTGCTACTGGTATGGGTGGTGCTATTGCTGTTTCTGGTGATGGTATAGGAATGGCTACTAAAAAAGCATTTAAAAAAATTAAAGAAAGACCAGGAACTGATTTAGGTCTTGGACCTGATGCTGGGCCTGAAGGTGTAAAAGATAATGCTTATGTTAAACAATTTAAATACCGATTAGTTCCTAAAAAAATTAAAGGATCTGGTTTAGAAGTTAAACAACTTTGGGAAGAAGATACTGAAAAAACAGATGCTGAGGCGTTCCAGGAAGAAAGAATCAATGAATTTGATCAAATTCAAAACGAGTTAAATACTCTTATATCAAACGCTAAAAACCAAACTATTGAATTTTATAGAGCTAACCCGGGTAAATATACTATATATAAACCTACATCAATGGCTTTAGAATATATAAAAAAAGCACAAAAATTACTAAGTAAATAAAAATGAAAAAGACTTTACAAGATCAATATTTGCTAATTAAAGAAGGTAAAGGCCATAAAGGTGTCTTCCTTACAGAAGCAAAACGTCAATTCCCTAATATTGTACGTAACGCAGCTACATTTGATGAAGCATTAGCATCCCTCAAAACTAAAAATATTATTTCAGAAAACATTATTTCTGTAATGCCTGCAATCATGGATCGTCCTAAAAAAGAGGATTATGAAATTGCTTTTGAAAACTTTTTAGCTGAAGCTAAGAAAAAGAAAGAAAATGAGGATGAAAAAGTAAAAGCTGAAGAGAAAAAAACAGCTAAAAAAGTTGAAGAAGATCTATCTCATAACTTTGATAACTCAGATGAAAAAAATCCTGATAATATGATCTTTGATCAAATTATGACGGGTTATTATGCTGAAATGAAAGATCCTAAAAATTGTGATAAAACCATGCAAGAATTAAAAGACATGGTATTTAAAAACTTATCAAAAGATCAAATTTATTATACAAAAGATGGTCAATTTGGAGTTAAAGGTTTAGGTTACACAACTGAAGCACCTGGCTTAGGTACTCCAAAAGAGGCTAAAGGAAAATATAAAGCATCTGGATATGGTGATTTAAATGAATCAATCCAACATATTAATGAAGAAGAATCTAAATTACGTAAAGTAATTCGTGAAATCATTTCTGAAGAATTAGATGAAATGATTAAAATCAACCCTATAAATGGTGATTTAAATGAATCAATCCAACATATTAATGAAGAAGAATCTAAATTACGTAAAGTAATTCGTGAAATCATTTCTGAAGAATTAGATGAAATGATTAAAATCAACCCTATAAAAGGTGGTGGTGGTAGACGATTCATCCCTACAGATCTAAACTTATCTAATGATATTATTAAAAGATTTGATTTATCAAACCCAGGCCCTAATGCCCCAGCTTATGATGAATCAATAAAAATTCCTCATATTATAGTAGGTACTCCAAAAGAAGGAAGTACTCCAGTTTTATTTATTTCTAATTTTTTAGATATTGCTTTAAAAGGTATAACTAGAGGTAGAACTACAAGAGAAACTGAAATAGCTAAAAATACTCTTCAAACAATGCAAGGAGATATAACAGATAAAGATTGGTCTGGGGTTAGAGCACTAATTAAAAAATATTCTCAAGATAAATCTCTAGATTACCCAATAAAAGGGAAATTAGTAAAATATCATGAAATTAAATTTCCATCTGATCCTAAAATGTTAGGTGATGAGTTTGAAACTGGTTTTTCTTTAAGTAAAACAGATAATGGACTTAAAATTACTTTACCTAAAAAGAAAGATAAATCTAAAGAAGACACTATGGAATCTTTACGCGAAAGTGTAGAAAAGGATCTTATAGCTATTAATAAAGAAGCAGAACACGAAATTTTACAATTTAAATTAGATAAAATTGACGAATTAACTGATAAACGTAAAATGCAACTTGGAAAACTTGATGAGGATGAGGATATGAAAGCCTTAACTGATAAAAATAAAGTTAAAGAACTTGAAAAAGATGTTAAAAAGTTAGAAGCAGCTCGTAAAAAAGTTGAAAAAATGATGTTGAAATTTAAAGGTAAAAAAAAGGAAATAATTGATGAAGTTGAAGATGATATTGATGTAGATCCTGAATACCTTGATCGAAGTGTAGAAGATTTAGATCTAGGTAAAACTGTTGATTCAATTGATACTGATAACAGTAACTTAGCTTTATCACAACAACAAGACATAAAAGATTATTTAAATTCAATTGCCCCTAGTGATCAAAAATCTAGACAAACTTATGGATAAACAACTTTTAATAGAAACCAGACATTTTATATCTAAACCAGTAAAGTTAATTGAAAGATTAAACACAAATGGAAACATTTTTGTTGAAGGAATCTTAGCTACCGTGGAAGTTAAAAATGGAAATGGTAGATATTACAAACGTGAATTGTGGGAACGTGAAATTGATAATTTTCAAAATAAAATCAAACAGCACTCTACTGAAACTGTAGGTGAACTAGACCACCCAGATTCTCAAGTGATTAATTTACGTAACGCGTCTCATGCTATACGTGAATTATATTGGAAAGGCGATGAAATATGGGGTAAAGTAGAAATTTTTTCAGATACTGGAGACTTAGGTACCTCATCAGGACGTATAGCAGGAGCATTAGTTAAAAATGGTTTAATTATTGGTATTTCTTCTCGTGGTATGGGCTCATTAAAAGAAACAAGTGGAGTAATGGAAGTACAAGACGACTTTGAATTATTAACTTGGGATTTAGTTTCCAACCCATCTAACCCAGATTCATGGATGATAAATGGCGCGTTAAATGAATCTCGATCTACTTATCTTGATCAATACGCTCGTACAAATTCAATTATTACTGAAATTTTATGTGCTAAAGGCACATGCCCAATATTTTAAATATACCTACCAGGTTTTTCTTTTATGTTTTTGCGACTTTAACAAAAACTTAATATACATATAACGCGAATATACTGCCCCCTCATATCTTATGCAGTATCGATATTAAAAAATTTTATTACGTTTCTTAATAAACGTACTTTCCCAACAAAATAATTTAGGAAAAATGGCAACAAACAGAGATTTGCTTAAAGAAGCAATCGCAGATGCTAAAGCTGTTAAAGAAACTGCTATCGCAAATGCAAAAGCTGCTTTAGAAGAAGCCTTCGCACCTCAATTGAAAGAAATGTTTACAGCAAAACTTCGAGAAATGGAAGATGAGTATAAAAAAGAAGACACATATGAAAGTAATGATTCTTATTTAGATGAAGCTGATAACAATGATGAAATTGATTTAGAAGAGCTTTTAAGAGAGTTAGAATTAGAAAAAGGTGATATAGATTCACGTTTAAACGAAGCTGAAGATGATGACAAAGAGGACATGCCTATGCCCGATGAAGATTCTGATGAAGGTGATGAAAAAGGTGATCCACTAGACCTTGAAGATCTTACTGATGAAGATCTAAAAGACATGATTGAAGATGTAATCAAAGACATGATCAAAGCAGGTGAAATTGAAGCTGGACATGAAGGAATGGGCAGTGAAGAAGGAGCTAAAGAAAATGATGATGAGGATGAAGATGATTTCAATCTAGCAGAATTACTTCGTGAAATCGAAGAAATGGAATCTTTAGACGAAAGAAAAAAGTACGGTGGAAACAAAGGTGACGAAAAGCGTGATGACATGAAAAAAGAAAAAGAAGGTCATGGCAAAGGTCCCAAGAAAAAAGACACCGCTGAAGATGAAAAAGAAATCGATTACAAGAAAAAACTTAAAGAGGAACTTGAAGAAGCTTATTCAGCAATTGAATCTTTAAAATCGGAATTGAATGAAATTAATTTGTTAAATGCTAAATTGCTTTATACAAATAAAATCTTCAAATCTAAAAACTTAAATGAAAGTCAAAAACTGAAAGTGTTAAATTCATTTGACAAAGCAATTACAGTAGGTGAAGTAAAATTAGTGTTCGAAACTTTAAACGAGGGTATTAAAGTTAAAAAAGACACAATTAAAGAAAACCTAGGTAGTGCTTCTAAAATGACAATGGCACCGAACGTTAAAAAACCAATCGTAGAGTCAAACGATGCATTCTTACGTATGCAAAAATTGGCAGGAATAATTTAATTTTAATTTAAAAACAAAAAACAAAATGTCAACAAGTATTAATTCTTTATTAGAAAGCTCGGCTTCTGGATGGAAAAACATGCAAAGCGATGCTGCCCGTATGGCCTCTAAATGGGGTAAAACGGGATTATTACAAGGGTTAAATAGCGAAATTGAGAAAAACAATATGGCTTTAATCCTTGAAAACCAAGCTAAACAGTTAGTAACTGAACAGTCCTCCAATAATCTTGGTGGTGCTAATTTCGTTACAGGACAAGGTGAGCAATGGGCTGGTGTAGCTCTTCCATTGGTACGTAAAGTATTCGGTTCTTTATCATCTAAAGAATTCGTTTCTGTACAACCAATGAATCTACCTTCTGGTCTTGTATTCTTCTTGGATTTCCAGTATGGAGATTCTAACGGTAAAGTTGCTCCTAACGGTCCTTTTGGTCCTGGTGGAAATCCTTACGGTGCTACTTCATCTATGTATGGTGATACAAACCCTGGAACTGCAGCTGATGCATCTAAAGGTCTATATGGAGCAGGTAGATTTGCTTACTCCATTAACCAATTCTCAGCTTCTTGTTCTACAACTATATCTGCAGTTAATTGGTCAGATGTTGAATTTAACTCTGATTTATCTTCATCTTTAGCTAATTATTCTAAAGTTACTTATACTGTAGGTGCTGGTACTCAAGCTTTACGCCCTGATTTTAAAGGTGTTCGTGCATTCGTTCCAGCTTCAGGTTCAGGTACTCTTTCATTAGGTGCTGTTTATGATCGTTTATTACCTCAGTATACTACTACTAATGGTACAAATACAGTTGTATTCATTATATCTGGTTCAGGTGCTATGGTTAATCTACCTTCAGGTTCAATTAACACATTATTCTACAATACTCAACCAGCTGATAATTACAGAGGTGATTTTGAAGATAATAGTGGTGCAGGTTATCCTAATGCTGATTCAACTTCTTCTGATCAATTAGCAATCCCACAGATTAACATTAACATGAAATCTGAGGCTATTGTTGCTAAAACTAGAAAATTGAAAGCACAATGGACACCAGAATTTGCTCAAGATTTAAATGCATACCAATCTCTAGATGCTGAAGCAGAATTAACTTCAATCATGAGTGAGTATATCGCATTAGAAATTGATCTTGAAGTATTAGACATGCTAATCCAAGATGCATCTGCATGGGATGAATGGTGGTCAGTTAAAAATAACCGTGCTTTAGATTTAGCTTCAGCTGGTGCTCCAACTGCATATACTGATCTAGGATTTTTTAATACACAAGGCCAATGGTTCCAAACTTTAGGAACTAAAATGCAAAAAGTATCTAATAAAATTCATCAAAAAACATTACGTGGTGGTGCAAACTTCATCGTATGTTCTCCATCTGTTGCTACAATCCTTGAGTCTATCCCAGGATTTGCTTCAACTTCTGATGGTGATGTAACAAAAGCTAGCTATGCATTTGGTATCCAAAAATCAGGTAACTTAAACAATCGTTATACAGTTTATAAGAATCCTTATATGACTGAAAACGTAATGTTGATGGGTTATAGAGGATCTCAATTCCTTGAAACTGGTGCTGTATTTGCTCCTTACATTCCATTAATCATGACACCTCTTGTGTACGATCCAGACACTTTTACTCCACGTAAAGGTTTATTGACTCGTTACGCTAAGAAAATGATTCGTCCTGAATTCTTTGGTCGTATCTATATCAATGATTTAGGTTTGTTGTAACAGTTAATAATCAATAGATTAGAAAGCCTGGCGAAAGTCAGGCTTTTTTTATCTTTTTTAATATTTATCAATAAACATAGTTATATGACAGATTTTAATAGAACTACTGAAGCTCAAGATGTTTTTAGAGCAAAACGTAAACCAAAAGGTCCAATTAAATTTAATATCTCATTAAATGAAGAACAAAAAATAGCTAAAGCTCAAATTTTAGATAATACTATAACCATTTTACGAGGTAAAGCAGGATCTGGTAAATCATTATTAGCAGCTAATGTCGCTCTTGATCTTTTATTTAGTAAAGAAATTGAAAAAATAATTATAACTAGACCAACTGTGGTAGCTGGCCAAGATATTGGATTTTTACCCGGAGATGTTAATGAGAAATTAGCCCCATTTACAGCTCCAGTATATGAAAATATGCATCGATTATACAGTAAAGAAAAAATCGAAAAATGTATAGCTGAAGGTGAAATTGAAATAGTGCCTGTGTCATTTATGCGAGGTAGAAATTTTACTAATTGTTTAGTTGTAGTAGATGAAGCACAAAACTTAACAGACAATCAAACTGAATTACTATTAACTCGTATATGTGATGGTAGTAAAATGATATTCTGTGGTGATGCAGCCCAAATAGATTTAAAAGACCGTAAAACTTCAGGATTTGATGTTATATGTAAACATATGAAAGAAGTGCCTGGATTTAATGTAATCACATTAGAAAAAAATCATAGACATCCAATAGTGGATGATATTTTAGAAGTATATAAATCTTTCAGAGGATAGTCATATTTATAAATAAAATATAAATGGCTAATCTATATGTAACCATTACTGAGGAAATTACTCTACCTAATAATAATGTTGAAAAAACCTACAATTTTAAATCAATTGAAGGTGTAAATCAAATTGTTCGTAGGGTAGATACTATAGCCACTAAATTTAGTGGATCTGGAATTGAAATTTTACGTTTTTGTGATAGTGAAGAAGAACAAACTGGAGGAGCTTTTGTAAAATCCGCTGTGAAATATATGAGAATTACAAATATATCTAAAATAAACTCAGCTGTAATTTATCTTCTTGATGTAAATAATGAAAGTACTTTATTTAACCTATCTCCAGGTAAATCTCTTATGTTTAATGATGCTGACTTTAACGCTTCTTCAACTCAAGATTATATGGATGAAAGTTTTGTAGATGAAATGTATTATAGTAATTTTGTTTATATTGATTCTATTAAAGCTAAAGCCATCTCAGGAAGCACTCAATTAGAATATTTTGTAGCGTCTTCATAGTCAAAGACAAAATTTCTAAATTAGATTTTTTCTTTCATATTTATAATAAACTATTAATATGAATATCCCTATTTGGCCAGGTTCAAGTTCATTCCAACCAGGAGATACACCGTTTGGATTTTATGATTATGATTATCAATTTCAAATTGATGCTGATAAATTTTCTACGTTTGCATCACGCCGATTAGGATATCCTTTAGTTGAAATTGAACTACAAAATCTAAATTTTTATACTGCTTTTGAAGAAGCAATCACTACTTATGGTAACGAATTATATGCTTATCAAGTAGCTGAAAATTTATTATCCTTTCAAGGTGCTCTCCAAACCATAGGCCCAGCTAATGATAGAGTTATTCAAGAAAACATGGCTTCTATTGTTCGTTTATCTCATCAATATGGAGAAGAAGCAGGTGTTGGGGGAACAGTAAGTTATAGATCTGGATCCCTTACTTTACAACCTGGAGTTCAAAATTATGATATGAATGCTTGGGCACAAGCAAATGGTATCCAAGGAAGAATCGAGATCAAACGAATCTATTATGAAACCCCTCCTGCGATTATGAGATATTTTGATCCATATGCTGGAACTGGTACTGGAATGATGGGGATGCTAGATAGTTTTGGATGGGGATCATATTCTCCAGCTATTAACTTTATGTTAATGCCTATGAATTATGATTTACAAAAAATCCAAGCAATTGAACTTAATGATCAAATTAGAAAGTCACAATATACGTTTGAATTAGTTAATAATCAATTAAAAATATTTCCAATTCCTATAGGAGCATATCGTATATTATGGTTTCAATATATTTTAGATTCTGATCGTAATAATCCATATATAGAAAGTAATGGGCAGAGTATGATAACTAATGCATCTAATGTTCCATATGAAAATCCAACCTATACTAAAATTAATTCAATTGGACGTCAATGGATTTTTGAATATGGATTAGCTGTTGTAAAAGAAATCTTAGGATATGTTAGAGGAAAATACTCAACCATCCCAATCCCAGGATCAGAAGTAACCTTAAATCAAGGAGATTTAATAGCCTCAGCTACAACTGATAAACAAGCTTTAATTGAACGATTAAGAGCTTATTTTGAAACAACTTCACGTAAAACTTTATTAGCAAATAAAGCAGAAGAAGCACAAAGTCAAATGAGTATATTAACTGATGTTCCAATGACAATTTTTATAGGATAATATGGCTCTTTTTGGTACACAACGTGATGTTTCCCTATTTAGACACCTTAATCGTGAGTTGTTATGGGATATTATTACCCAACAATGTGTGTATTATCAGCTCAAAACCGCCGAGACTAAAGTGAATATTTATGGTGAGGCATCAGGTGCTAGATATTATGAGGCCCCCGTTTTACTCAACACATTAATCGAAAGAGGTGATAATTTATCACCAATAGATGATTTTGGTGTAAATTATGATCGCCCTATGACGTTTAGATTCTTACGTGATGATTTACGCGGTAAAAACCCTGTTAATTCTGGTGGTGGTCCTGATATAGGTAATTATGAAAATACTCCTTATGGTGCAGATATATATCCTGATGTGGGAGATATAATTATGTGGGAAAATTCATATTGGGAAATTAATAATACAAATGATAATCAATTATTTGTTGGAAAAGACCCAGCTTACCCATACGATCCAAATCCATTAAACCCAGGTCTAGAAAATTATGGTACAGATCTTTCAATAATTTGTTTTACTCATTATGTACCCGCAGATAAAGTACAAATAACTAGAGAAAGAATATAATATGCCATCAACTAGAAAACCAAACCCAAAATCTCAATTAGAGATCCAAAATAGTCAGATAGAACCTTATGTTTTTCCTGAATCGGGAGAGTCTTATGGTAATCCTAATATTCCTTCTGAGTTTAATCAATTTACTTCTACAAATCAAAGTGGTGTTGATTTCAACCGCTCTGAACAGATGTCATTTAAAGATGATACTACTAAACCGTTTACTGTAGGATTACAAGATATAGATGAATCTATAATGTATTATTTTCAAAATGTTATTCGTCCAACTGTCTATCAAAATGGGAATCGATTAGCAGTACCTGTAATATATGGTTCACCTGAAAGATGGAAATCTGTTCAAAAAGATGGATATTATAAAGATGCAAATGGTGCTATAATGGCTCCATTAATTATGTTTAAAAGAGATACAATTGAAAAAAATCGTTCTCTCACAAATAAATTAGATGCTAATACACCTCATTTATATACATCTTGGAAAAAAGTTTATAACCCAAAAAATTCATACTCTAATTTTAGTGTATTAACTAATAGAAAACCAGTTGAACAATTTATAGTAAACGTAGTACCAGATTATGTTAATTTAACATATAATTGCACTATACAAACATACTATGTTGAACAACTTAATAAAATTATTGAAGCCATAAATTATGCTTCAGACTCATATTGGGGTGACCCAGAACGTTTTAAGTTTAAAACATCTATTGATTCATATTCTACTGTAATAGAAATGACAGATACTACAAGTAGAATAATTAAAGGTACATTTACTATAAAATTATTTGGGTATATAATACCCAATACAATACAAAAAGAGTTAACAGCTATTAAAAAATATAATAGTAAAGCTCAAGTTATTATAGGTGTAGAAACAGTTAGTAATTTAAATAATTTATAATGGCAGCTAAAACAAAAACTAGAGAAACACTCTCTTTTGCAAGAAAATCGAAAAAAAAAAGAACAAGAATTCATGCTAAATCTAAACAAAGCAAACTTAAAACTAGTAAAAACTACATAAAAGCATATGTAGCTCAAGGAAAATAATAATATGGCTGAGTTTGAACAGATTCCTAAATATAATTATACTTGGCAATATTCTAAATTTGCTGATGTATCATTCTCTGGGAGTCTTATTTCTCAATTCATTAATGATAAAGGATATTTAACTTTAGCAGATAAAGGAACCCCAACTGGATTAAATACCCAAATACAATTTAACAACTCAGGTGCTTTTGGAGGAGTTCCTGTTTTAACATATGATAGAGAAACATTACGAGTTACTGGTTCTTTTTCTGGGTCCTTAATTGGAATAGCATCAACTGCTTCATACGTTGTAATGGCTCAAACATCTTCATATATAGACGGAGGAACATTTTAATGATAACAAGAATACCTTTTCAATGGAATAATGCTAACTTTCAATGGAATGATAATCCATATACTTGGGATGATTGTGCATTAATTATTGAAATTTTACAGCAAGGTGGAGGTAGTTCTGTTGATTATTTAAACCAAAAACCTGAAAAGAAAAAACAATTTATTAAATTGCTTTGTAAAGTACAAGGAAAAGAATACAAAGAAACTAAAGAAGTACATAAAGCCAAAATATTTATTAAAGACATTGAACTAGTAGCTAAAGAAGTACTAGGAGTAGAGATTAAAATTAACAAATAATGTATACACTATACACAGATAAACAAGAATTATTCGAATGTTCTATCTCACTAGAAGGTGCTTCTGTTAAAAACAGCCAAGCCCGTTTAATAGTAGAATCAGATAATTTAAATCTTTTATTTAAAGGAACTATTGATTCTAATGGTAAATGTTCCGTTCCTATTAAGAAATTAAAAAACTTATTAGAAGAATCAACAAAAGGCAAAATAAGGCTTGAAGTTATAGCAGATGATACGTATTTTACACCATGGGAATCAGATTTCGAAGTTGAAACTGCAAGAAAAGTAACCGTGGAAGTAAAAACCCAAACAGATAAAAATACAATAGCTGAAGTTAAAACTGGTGTTGTTGTAAAAGATATTAAAGTTGGAGATCATATCCAAAACTTATCAAAAATGCTTGTAAAAGAAAACATTAATGTACATAATA